ATAGAAAACTATTGGCGGAACATGTTCAAACTGTCGGCATAATGGCATCGAATCAGAAAAACTACTGTAATCGCCCTGAGTCTAGCAACCATCCCCAACTACCCCCTAGAAACAACCCCAACATATTCCGCAGATTAGACCGCAATAGAGCAATAGAGACCGCAACCGCATAACCCGAATTAGAGAATATACAATCCCGAATAAATTTAGATGGTAGTAAGTTTGTATAACTCAATAAATTTGTCTTGAAACAAATTTTACTATATGAAAAATCTTATTCTATTGTAGATTTATCAAAAGAAAAAATGTATGTATTAATATAAAAAGTTAAATTCATTTTGAAAATGGGAGCGTTAGTCCTAACGATGTTAGCATTAGTCATTATTATTTTCATTATTATCTTGGTGATTTATGTCGTCGCCAAAAGTGACAATGATAAGTGTACCCTCGAAAGGAATAAAAATATGAGTATATGGGATGTTAATTCCTATTTTAAGTGCACTGATACAGAAGATGTTTAACATAAATAATAATTCAATCCCATATAACGATGCAATTATACACTAATGTAATGATGTAATATAGTTTTTTTTATATTTCGATGTATCGAAATATTAATGATATTCGAAATGATGTGGGAGAAAATGCCATAAAAACTTAATGTTTTGTATTTGTATATAATAAAAATGCTTTTCAAATTAATCAAATATATTTTATTTGTCGTGTTTATGGTCTTGGTCTTTCTCGGAATTTCAAGTGTATATAAACCCCTCAAAAAAAAATTGGAGTCATTCGATGAGAATGAGAATGATAATAGTAAGGATACTAAGAAGGTGAAGGCTGCTATAACCATGTTCCCCACGCCAAACATTAAGGATAATGACGATAATGGACCGTCTAATACAATTTCAAATGAGTTGTCTAAAATGAAGCAATTTACAACCGACCTATTACAAACTGCGACGAAACTCAACCAACTCGTAGAACAATTTAATGCGTCGAGTTTGCACACCTCGATGCAAAAACAGGTCGATGATGAATCGGTTGATGTATACGACCAATACGACTACGACATCGATGTGAAGAAAAAGAAAATTACACCGAAGCGCAGTAATGCGGTAAATGAAGATGTAGACGGAGAAGTGGATGATGTCGCTGGGGATGTCGCTGGGGATGTCGCTGGGGATGTCGCAGGGGATGTCGCTGGGGATGTCGATGACGATGATAGCGAGGTTAAACATACACATAAACATGGTGCTAAGACTTCTACTTATAATGGGGGGGTCGCATTGCATGATGGTAATGGAACGGATGGAGACGATAGCGATTATGAGGATAATGGCCGAATTGACTATACCAGCATGAATTCAAACCGGGGGCGTCGTAGCACACGGAATGGTGGTGTAAAGGGGATGCTTCAGGCGGAAGAAACATTCAATATGAATATGAAAAAACAAAATAGTCGGTCTCGGAACCATAAATATAACGACTTTTATGGGGATGATAATGATGAAGCTCATGGTGATGATGATACCCATACAACGAATACCAAATTACACGAGAATTTCACATGTGGATATGATGGGATAACATCCCCAACCTGTTTAAATTGCCTATCGGTGGTATAGTAACACCATCGCATTCGCCCATCCAGTTGTAACCAATTAATCGCCATCCGGGCAAATATGGGGTGTACTAACTATTTAAAATCAAGGCGTCGGGGCGGCGTTCATTCGGTTCCACGAAGGAGATGCCGAGGAAGTCGAAAATGTCCTTTTCAACTTTACACTTGACCACGGTCTCTTTCTTGCCTTCCTTTTTAGTCGCATTCTCCACATGCTCTGTATCAACTTTAAATAAACCACATTCATTCAATAAATATCCTTTCTGTTTAGCTAGTTCTCGCATTTTGACATTGAAATCACCATTCCCTGTAAAATACAATAACATGAATGGAAGTTCGTCCGGTGTCGTTAGGATGATATCGAGGCGCCGATGGACCTTTTTACCAGGTAATTTGCACATTCCCATAAATTTTTTTTTACCTAATGCGAACACCCCATTCTTTTGAACATACCCCTCCATTTGAAAGTTCTCAACAATAAATTTGCATAGATCAGGTTCCAATGTGGGATTATGAGGACATACTAATACATCAATGTCCCCACTAGTAGCCTCTCCTCGTCGATAACTACCAGTGATAATACAATTGATTTCCCCCCCGAGTGTTTCTTCAAGGCGTCGCATTGAATCCAACACGAAATGATTATGTTCGTGCATTTCATCCCTCGGTATCCGTTGTATGATATCATCGTGGAAATGGACCCCCTTTCTTTGTAAATTGTTTAGCAACTGGAGATTTTGTTTTAAATCGTCGATGGTTCGTATGTTATGCACAGTCACGAGTTCGACTGCCTTCGATGCCCCAATGTTATGGATTGTCGCCAAATTATGGATGCTATCGAGATCCCCGGATGCGACCACCTCACACACATCGGGTAGGTCTCGACCATTTTCGATTATCCACGATATTTTATCAAGGATACCACCCTTTCCGACACCGATGCCGGAAATGTCATCCATCGACTGAATTCGGAAATCCGGGTTCAGAACACGATAATTTCTCAATTTATCCAATGTCATGTGGTATGCCTTTGATTTCCAGGTGTTTTTTGTAATATATTTATGGTGTTCGTATAATGTTTTCAAGTTATATGCGATTTTGTCGTAGAAATCCGCCATATTTCTTTGGAGTAGGTCTGCAATTTATCTTCAAGGTCGACACACTTGAACTTTAATTTCGAGGAGTTGCCCTTCGAAATTTGATATTGTAGGAACGCATACAATCTATCCAAGTCCAATTTCTTTAAATCAATCAATTTTTTCCAAGAGTACTTTGTTAGGGAATAGAATTCAACACCGCTATGGTCTTCGAAGCACTCTACCAGACATTCCACAATAGTAACCAAGGTGTGGTGAGTAAGATTTGAGGTATCCGCTAAACTAATCAGTGCACGACAAAAGTCATTCATTTCAATATCCAACATACTTGCGATCACATTGTGCTGGAAAATATACATCATGCTCTTCACTTTCGAAATGGTTTCCCCCTTCTTTTTCACTCTATTACAAAATACATCGTAGGACTCATTCGGAATGTCGTCGATGTCGTAAGTATCCACCCGCATCAATGCCTCGATGGTACTCTTGATTTTATGTAATATAACCGTCTTTACCCCACTATTCTTCGTTTTGTCAAAGATGAAAAACACCAGACTTATGTATAGATAGGTATAATTACTCGGTGTGAAACATATATTGAATATGGTGTCAATAATTCCAATAATATTCGTCATCTCAACCTGTAAAAACATTTTCATTGCCATTACATAGTAATTTTCCTTCGTTAGTTTATTTAGACAACCCATAGTCATCGTGTGCACCTTGTCATCTTGTCCTAATTTCAACCGCATTCTCGCTTTATTCGGTTTATCCATATTTTTATATCGACCTACCCCTCCTACACCCGAGTGGTACGAGGTACGCATTATATGGTGACGGCGCCCTTGATTCGAAAAACTTCCGATACTCCCATTCAAAGTTTTATTGGTCGACATTGAAGATGAGGTTTGATCTAATCTGGAGGTAAATTGAATATGAGATAACTCGACATAAGGGGGTGTCCGGTTCGTCGTCGTATCTATTGACACATTACCTTTATGAAAGAAGGGGGGTGGATTTTCGATTTTAAAGCAATCATATGTGTCGAAAATCGCCACCAGTTTGTTGCGAGTCTTTTCATAAAAAACACTATCCACATAGTCATCTTTGGTGGCATATATCGCACTCACATCATAAATAATTATGTCTTCCATGCGTATTTTACTATATTATAGAAACATGATTTAAGCAATCACATAATCATTTAAATGATTTAAAATGGTTCAAATATGTTTCCTCCCCCCATTCCCAAGTCGTCACTTATAACCCCTCCCTGTCACCACCTCAACGTCATCATTCATATCCCCGCCTTAACATCCTCATTCATATCCCCACCTCAACGTCATCATTCATATCCCCGTCTTAACATCCTACCATCCATTTTATGCATTATTATACCCGGATATATAAAATTGAACCATGCATATGTATATTGTCCGAACACCCCTATATAAAATGTTATTAAATAGTAAATATCGAATAATAAATACGCAATACATTAAACAATGCCCAGTAATCGTGTTTTTCTTTATATCATTCTAATCGTATTGGTGGTATTCGCAACGAGATACCTGTATATACATTACATGAAAAAAAAAGAGCATTATAGTGAGCCCCAACGGGAAGTCCTTTTCTTCTACGCAACATGGTGCCCCCATTGCACGAACTTCAAACCCGAAGTCGTAAAATTCAAACAACAGAATCAACATAACAAGAATCTTCAGGTGAAGTTATTGGAGGAGTCCATTTGCCCCCCTGAAATGATGAAAAAGTACGACATAAAGGGGTTCCCCACGGTATTGTTGGTATTTAAAGACAGCGCAGGCGCCGAAACGGTCGAACAATACAATGGGGAGCGAACTAGTGCGGGACTTCAACATTTCGTCGATTCACATCCCCATCCCGTTCAACAGTGATTTGGTGCTCCAATTGGGATCTCCCTATCTCATACAGTTTATTTATGGTTTCCATATCAATGTTTAGGCACATCGTTTTCCAATTGATGATGCTTATCCCCTCCACTTCGATGTTATATAACCACATTTTATATTTAAACTCATCGATTTGAGAGTGGACGACGTGCGACATCGCACTACTTACGAGTTGACTTACGAAGTTGAATACATTGAAAATTTTCTGTTTTCCTGGATTGGTATTCTTATTCACTTCTTTCAGGAGAATACCACACGTCGTCGATGGTTCTCTTTTGAAGTAGTCGATGGGGAAATTATTATATAGACAGGCGTCGACATAATATGAATTTTTATAGAACACGGGGACATATAAGAGTGGCACACATGTGCTAATGCGGACCGCCAAATGAACGGGCATATCCGGAGATGTGTCAATGTTAAAATATTCGAGGGTATGGGTGGTAATATTGCAACCTGTGACGATTAGGTTCTTCCCTGTTTTTTTTCCCAAATCTAGGAATGTCGTTTCTGCGTCGTATCCTTTTCGGGTCAGTATCAACTTCAATAGCATGGTCAAATTATTACCATCGTCCAATCCACAGGTGGTGTAGAATTTAAGCATATTCTTGTAATCTATTTTTGTATATTTTTTATCCGTTAAAAATTCTTTAATAAAGTCGACCATTTCCATCGATGAGTACCCACATGTAACAAATAATGCTATAACCGAACCGACGGATGCGCCCACGAAATTCTTTACAAGTGGGAAATATGGTTGCCTTTCGAGGACATTGATACATCCCATTAGAGCGATACCCCATATCCCTCCACCCGATAATACTAAATTAGTGTACATTGTTCACTATTGGTAAAAAAACATGTTAATAAATATTTAAATATTAAACTGACATATTGCCACCTTATCATTTGCTTAGTCGGTATATACTAAATATCGAACCTTCTTCATGAAAAAACTTAATATTTATGAACTCCATGGTGAAATGAATAGAAGGAAACAGAATCGCACGAAGAGTTTGGACCATGTATTGGAACGGTGCCATAATAAGATCCGCAATGCATCCAAGAAGGAACTCGCCCGGTGTCTATTCGATGTCCCGGAGTTCGTCATCGGGCTTCCTGTTTACAACTTGAATGACTGCATTATCCATTTAATGACTTCCCTCAACCAGAATGGGTTTGTGGTTAAATATTATTTCCCGAAGTTATTATACATATCTTGGGACTTCGATGAAATCAATCACAGTCAAAATAATGCCCTTTCCAAGGAATTGATATCCTATGCGGCGGGAACCAATCCGAACCCCGAAATGGACCATTTGCGGTCAATGGATAAAATGCTCCTCACCTCGGCGGCACAAAAGTCATTCGATGGACGCACTAGGGAGGGTACACCACATTCCCCATCCCACCGAGTTGTGGAAACAAAACCCTTTCATATCACAAAGGACGGGGGGACCACATCAACGAACCGCCGCCATTTATACCCATCCTCTAATACTACGGGCATTAAGAACATTAATAGCATTAAGAGTCTGAAAAATCTTCCCAATGGGAAATTCGTATTAAATCTTGACTAGAGTTTGGGTTATGGGATTTGGTCCCGAAGGTTGACTTTGGTGAGGGGTGAGATGTTATGCGTGAGAGGTGAAGGGGATGAGTGTGCGGGTATAAGTTATTCGTATTATGCATCGGATCACTAAATCACTAACTCACTATAATCCGTAAATTATAAACAAAAAATATCTTTGATAATTTTAATAGATTAAATTTCGATGACGGTAATTAACACGAATTATAGTAGTCTTGAAGACGCCTGGGGAGAAAATTTCGATGAAGTGAAAAAACCCCGTAAATCGAAAAAGAACACAGCACCACTAGCACCACTATCGGGAGGCGACCCTTTATGTGAGTTGTATAACAAACGTTATCGAAAAATAAAAAAACCATACGGACAAAAATCATCGACCCCTTTGGATGATGAATACTTGCATCGCTATAATACCTACAAAAGTAATGACCGGAGAAACTACTATGGATACCAGGACGACACCTATAAAAAACGCATGGACCCATCGAGACAATCAACGGACCCTCTTTTGATAGACCCTACTGATGAGGATGGGGTGTGCATAGATGTTAATGCAATGCCCCCCTTGAATTCTAGTAAGAAAAGTCGAGGTAAAAAAACACATAATAAGGTCCGTTTTATCGAACCCGAGGATGAAGATGATGTCTACTTGCAAAATGCGGTAGTGTCCTCTCGGGGAGATGATGGTAATGGAAGTGGGGGTATCGATGGACCCCAGACCAACTTCAAGGATGCTATATCGAATCGCAAATCGACCTTCAACCGCATCTATTCGAATGTCTACGACGAGACGGACGACGAAATGGATGGTGATTTGGATGGTGCGCTGGATGATGATTTGAATGGTAACATCGAAGAAGAGGGGGCGCTTGTATCATCCATGGTGGACACTGAGGAAGAGGAGAGCGACTGCAAGTTAATCATGGAAGAGTTGCGGAAACAGACCAAGAAGGCAATCTGTCGTCCCCCCCTTCAATATCCGGAAACCAGCACCGAGCACAGTAGGGAACGCCATTACCTTGACTTCATTATATATATCTTGTCAGGGTTCATTCTCATTTTCATGATGGAACAATTCATTCAAATTGGAATTCAAATGAAAATGAATTATTAAAGGGTTAAAGGGTATCGGTTAAATATATAATCTACACTATCGGTTACATTGTTTTTTATGTTTCACCATATTAAATATTGTGTTTTCCATTTATAATAAAATAGCATTGAAATCGATGAAGAAATCATTGTCGAAGGATTTGCATACCGCATTTTCCGTGGTGAAAAATTGGACGGACCGCTTCGTCATCACTAGTAACCATAACAAATATCTCGCTGGGGTCGCAATGATCCTCTTTAACATCGGTTCGAGACATATCATATTGGACGTTAGTAAAAGCACCGACCATTTACTGAAGAACACGATAATGCGGCGGATTACCCTTTTCTCCATATTCTTTCTCGGAACCAGAGACATATTTGCGGCATTTATTCTTACCGCAGTGTTCCTAATATTTACCATGAACCTCTTCAATGAAGAGAGCAACTACTGCATACTACCGAATGCGTTGCGGGATAATATCTTCACCCCGGAAGAATATGCGTATTCGAAACGGATCATCCAAAACTACGAGAAAATAAACAACATCAAGAAGGACGACCAATTTTGTTCTACGAAGAATATCCCACCAGTCACCCCATCATAATCAATATCTTATGCTACTCATCATATTCATATTCATATTCATATTCATATTCATATTCATATTCATATTCATATTCATAATATGCGCCGACACTGGGCTACTCGTATCCCTAACCATTCGATAAAAAAAATCGTATAGTAATTTAACAAGCAATCATTGCATTATAGCCATTTTACGGCAACCGATGATCCTCATATTATTAAATGCGATATCCATATTGATTCTTTACATATTGGTATTCATCCTCTTTTATCAAATGAGTGAGTTGAACACCCACTATGACAACATTACAGACACTCAAGATGTAAACACCACCCGACTAAAAAACCTCGTCTCGGATATTAACTACAATGACAAATATTTGAAGAAATACGTCGACCACGTCCATTCTATGCATTGAAATACGGGGAAGTGGTGGGAACTGGTGGGAAGTGGGTAATGGGGAACTTGACAGATAGTAGCGACGAATTTAATTTTTATCATTTTCATATTATATACTACCTTATGATAATAAGATAATAAGATAATAAGATAATGGTGTCAAATACAACATCCATACATAGCATTGGAACGGGAACGGGAACGGGAACGGGAACGGGAACGGGAACCCGAAAAACATTGATAAATCTAATATCTAAATACTATGACACATTATACCACACATTGTCCATTGAATTATCGAACTATTATTTTATCGAACCGAGTAAGATAACGAAGTGTTTAAACACATGCATCCTTTTAATTTACCTTTTGTTCCATTCGAGGGCGGTTAAAGCGATGGGTTATTGTGACACCATTAAAACAAGGGAGCGGGCGATACATGGATATGATTCATTTGATGCGAACATCACCCGTCTAGAAAAAAAACTTTTATCCGAACAGCGGGTAAATACATCGATTTTTTATTATGTTATGCTAACCGACTCTAAAGAGTTCCGGCGACCAGATTATGGTTTTGGTAATTCGTCATCGTCTAATATCTACTTCCCTGGACACACATTGTTAATCGAAAAAATGCCTCGAAACAAATTCCATATCTACCAATCGTATATTAACGAATACGACCTTCCATCTTATATGGAAAATGATATTGGTGGGAAACGACTCTGGACGAAAAAAGATATGAACAACATAATCAATATGATAAAATATATGTGTAATGACAATGGTAATTTGTGGAATGCGAAGATGACCACCAATTGGATGACATTAACAGGGGTGAACGCAATTCATTTCGAAGGGGCGACTATAAATGGAGTGTATTTTTGCTTTCAACGGTTCACGACGAAGATGGCGACACATAATGTATACAAGTCAATAAAAAAAGTGGTGAAAAATGCCGTGGTGCGCACAAAAAGCACACCATTGCAACTTTCACAATTGAGGGCCCTACAAACCGATCTAGAATATTATATGCGATTACAGTAATATAATCATATTATCGAGACAGTCCACCACCATGGATACCATACAAAATAGAACCATAAGCTCGTCGGTTCCTCTTGTATTCCTCCTCGACCTGGACCAAACAATCCAAGGCGATGTTTCTCCCCAACTCGCTGAATACAAACTTATCGACCATTTAAATGCTAACTTCAACATAAAGAAATATTCGAGACGGATGAAACTTCCACAAAATAGACGCTATATTATTCAGGATATGCATAAGGGTCTATTACGCCCTCATTTTAAACGTTTCATTGTTAAAATGCGTCGCAGGTACTCGAATTGTGAATTTTTCATATATACCGCCTCAGAGACGGAATGGGCCAAATATGTGGTAAAAATTATTGAGGAAGCTATCAATGTAAAATTCAATGCTCGAATTTTCACCCGTTCCGATTGCATTTACGATGACGACAAACATAAATATATGAAATCCATTAAACATGTGTCCCCGGACATTTTTAAGGCACTCAAACGGAAATATAAATTAAAGGGCGACAGAAAAACCTATATCTTCGAACACATTCATATGGTAGACAATAACAAAATTCTATATAAGTCAGAGCGGGAAAATTTAATCCAATGTGAAGAATATAACAAACGGGTGGTAATTGATGTACTACGCAGTCTTCCCCGGGAATTGTTGGAGACGAATTTTAAAGCGATTTGCCGCATTCTATACGATAAAAAATGCGACTCCCTCGTGGAGTTTTATAAAATGCACTACACTAATTTATTTGATAACCAAGAAGTAGTGGAGCGTATCAATAATGTGCACTACCATAAGGACCGGTTCTGGATCACCCTTCTGAAACGGTTGAAGAAATCCTATAAAATACAAGTTTGATTTAAACGAAAACTATAGTGTAGTTTATTATATCACAATCGTATCATTTCGTGGGACTATACCGCACCTCATACACTATAATAATATAGAAATATACCATGGTATGCATATTGTCCTTCGATGTGGGTGTGAAAAATTTGGCGTATTGTTTGTTCGAATACTCTAATTTAAAGGACTTTCACATATTAGAGTGGGACATAGTCGACATATCGGGTTCGTCGGTTGAGACACAATCGACAGCATCATCGACAGCATCATCGACAGCATCATCGACAACATCATCGACAACATCATCGACAACATCATCCAAGTCAAATTCGAAATCCAAGTCAAATTCGAAATCGAAGTCGGCATCATCGTCTTCTTTGAATTTGATCACCGATACTCTCCTGCGACAACTAAAGGAACGGTTCGAGTGTACCCATATCGACTATGTATTGATTGAGAATCAACCTGTTTTGAAAAATCCCACCATGAAAACCATCCAAATTATAATTTACACATATTTTCGTAATTTGAAGACGAATGAAGGTAAACTTTTGCGGGACATAATGCTCGTGAATGCGAACTGTAAGGTAAGGTTCGTCCACAATGTCCTAACCCCCCATTTTGCTTTGGAGGTAAGGTCGCCAAATAATGGCACTAAACAGGGAACAGGAACCCGTAAAACTGGTGGAACTAATGGAACTAGTGGAAGTGTAACGTATCGACAAAATAAAGAAATTGCGGTGCAGGCGGTGGAATTCCTTTTGACTAATCAACCACACCATGACCAATCCCTTCGATACTTCAATATATGCCGGAAAAAAGATGATTTAGCAGACACTATTCTTCAAGGATTGTATTTCGCCCACAATGTCTTGCGTTTTGAAAGCACTTAAAGTTTCTTTTTACCTTTTAATCAATATTCTTAACCCCGATTTATGAATTTGTTTAATTTAGTTAGCGAACAATCGACAGGTACTGTAAATGTTCCCTCTAAACCGAACACTGCATTCAACATCAATATGTCTCAATCACAATCTCCTGGAACATCAGGTTCATTAGGAACATCTGGTACCATGGGGGATTCGTCAAAAAACACCTTAATGAAACCGAAGTTGGATGTTTCAGGGATGGGGGCGGACCTACTCATGAATAATTCCGCCCGTGCCTACTCCGGATCGGAAAAGTCGTCGGAAGCAGGCGATAGTCATCGGGGGGCTGAAAGTAATATTTTCGATACCTCCGAGGATGATGGCGACGACGCCGAGGGTGGTGAATATGAGACCGAGGATGAATCATATAGTAATAGTGACAATGGAGGCGGAGGAGGACATAGAGAAAATATGGATAATATGGATAATGGTACCAGGTCGTCTGATGGTGGATTTCATGGAGACTTCGCAACAGCGGCCAATGCTTATGGACCTTCTCAGCCCATCTATCGGTCCCCCGAAGACATTGAGAATGAAAAAAAAGACTTACTCTATCAGTTTGAACGCATGGAGAAAAAGGGAATTAGATTGCCTAAACGCTTCACACTCGGGAATTCCTTGGAGGAAATGAAATTGGAGATGGAGCGAGTGAAACGAGATCGGGAAGTGGACGCCAGTATCCAATTTCAAAGGAAGATGATGATGGCGTGTGTTACAGGGATTGAGTTCATGAATACCCGATTTGACCCTTTCGATGTTAAATTGGATGGGTGGTCGGAAAATGTGCATGATAGCATCAATGACTACGACGAAATATTTGAAGAGTTGCACGAAAAATACAAAACCAAATCGAAGATGGCCCCTGAGTTGAAACTCCTTATGACAATAGGGGGGAGTGCATTCATGTTTCATTTAACGAAGACGATGTTCAAGTCGTCGTTGCCAGGGATGGATGAAGTCTTTAAACAAAACCCTGAACTGTTGAAGCAGTTCGCTGGAGCCACCGCACAAACGATGGCCCAAAAGGACAACACTGGTATGGCGGGCTTATTCTCGGGAATGTTCGGGGGACGAGGTGGAGGAGGTGGTAATAATGGTGCTATACCACCCCATTCCGAACCTATTTATAACCCTGCTAATGGACCCATGAATCGAATGAATGTAAGTGGGGGACCGAACCCACCCCAACCATCGAATGGATTACATAACCGCATGAAGGGACCGAGTAATATCAATGATATTATGAACGAGTTGGATGGAAATATCAATATGAACGACAACGAACGGATCGAGACGATGAGCACTGCTACTCAGTCTGAAATTTCAGACTTTAATGATAGTATCCTCGGTGGTAGCACGAGTGGTAGGCGACCGAGAGCAGGGAAAACTCGACGTACTGGAAGAACTCTCGATATTTGATATTTGATATTTGATGTTTATTATTATATTCTATTAGTTTAACGAACATCAACGAGTATTACCAATGTTTAATATGGTTAACGATGATGACGAAGATAGCGCTAATGATGGCAAGGTTGATGATGGAAACATTGAAGAATGCCCCATTGTCGTGGAATATACCTTGAAACTCAATAATGGCAGTTCATATGAACATTCAAGAAACATTGCAACCCCTCAATCTAAATATCAACAACGGGACATTGTGTCTTTATTTAACCATTTCAATATGCGATTAGACAACATTATTTCAAATAATATACGGGAAAACGACACAGAAAACGTAAAAGAAAATTGTGGTGACGCCAAACACACCTTAAATAACAACCTAAAACGGGTGGTAGAAGTTGTTTCCCGGCAACAAAAAACACAAACACAAACACAAACTAATGAACTATTGAATTACTGTGATGAACTTAATTCGAATATATCCAATGCCATTGCAATCTATGAACAAGAAATGCTTAAAGTGGTAAAAATTAATACTAGAATGGACTATCTCGAGCATAAATATAAAAAAACAGCAGGTTGGATCGAAAAAATACGCAAAGAAATCACATCTTTCCAACAGTTTGTGACAAAATATTTCAAACCGAGTGCCCCTTTATTGTATTCGGATTTGAGTGAAAGGGTCGAACAGATACAAATTAATTTGAATATGTGCGAAGATGTAATAAATAAATATGTCGATGATACCATTGAAGATAACCGCCATATTTACACAACCGCTAAAGAATGTGTGGAATCTTTGCAAAAAGTGTTTTCAATCACGAAATATAATAAGTATGCGTGTCCCATATGCATATATAAAGAAGTGTCAACTTTCGTAGTTCCCTGTGGACACACTTATTGTATTAGTTGTTCCAAGAAAATGGATTCCAGTTGTTTCATGTGTCGTCAACCGATCATTAAAATTAATTCAATATTTTTCGATCGATGAATGCACATTTATCCAAAAAATGCGGTTACTGCTCTTCCTATTTGTATACATAAGTTTCGCTATTTTTTCCATATACTATACGATACAATAGTATATCAAACCCTTTAAATATCATATTCAAATAATCAAATATTATAATAAAAATGACAAATTAGGAATATTGTGAACCATATCACACATTTTCAAGCGCTACAAGATTCACATATATGGTTTGAATCCACATCATCTACATCCGGCATTGGTTCGTTCCTACCAACATTGGGTTGTTTTTTTATGTTCGATTTCGATTTGGATGGGTCTATCGTGAATTGTTGGGTCGTGGCCTTCGGTTTGGTGCGAAGATAGTACATTCCGGTTTTGAGACCTTTCTCCCACGCATAAAAGTGCATTAATGTTAGTTTGCGGGGGTCCGGGTCTTCCACAAACAAATTCATGCTTTGCGACTGACATATAAAGGCACCTCGGTCAGCAGCCATGTCTATCAACTTTTTTTGCTTAATTTCCCATACAGTTTTGTATATTTTCCTAATATCCTCATGAATGCTAGAAATATTTTGTATCGACCCTTCATGGATTATGATTTCCTCCTTCAGATCCCGGTTCCATAGACCGAGCTCATTCAACTCCTTCATTAAATATTTATTCACAACGATGAACTCTCCCGCCAGTGTCTTCCTCTTGTATAGATTAGATGTGAATGGTTCGAAACATTCATTATACCCCATGATTTGAGAGGTACTCGCTGTAGGCATCGGGGCAACTAACAAACTATTGCGTATCCCCCATTGGTTAATGTCCTCTCGCAATTTGGTCCAATTCCATAGAGAATTGTCGATTGAAACCCCCCATAAATCGAATTGAAATAATCCCTCGCTTATCGGACTTCCTTGATATGTGCTATAACTTCCCCGGCATTTCGTCAGTTTTGCCTCATCACGTGTTAATCGAAGATAGTCCCACTTCATTTTCCATTCCTCTGTTCCTGGAGATATTCCATCTAATTCCAATAAAATTTCTGCCCGTTTTTTCGATATTTCCATGGACGCCTCCAACGATGCGTGGTATATTGTTTCGAAGATGCGACGGTTCAATGCCGCCGCCTCCTCGCTCTCCACGGCGTATTTCAACATCGCAAACACATCAGCGATGCCTTGGACACCAATGCCGATCGGGCGGTGTTTTTTGTTGCTTTCCTCCGACTTCGCAAGAGGATAAAAGTTGCGGTCGATTACCTTATTCAAGTTTCTAGTTACCACCTTAACAGTTCTATGCAGTGCCTCGAAGTCGTAGCATGGGGTGATGTAATTGGTGTCAACACCTTCTGTCTTCACACCTTCAGTCTTCAATTGTTTTTCATCTCCCGCATCATTTTTTACGAATGCGGGAAGACATATGCTCGCCAAATTACATACCGCAACCTCCTCGGGAGAGGTGTATTCAGTAATCTCACAACACAAATTACTCGATTTCACCACCCCCAAATTCGACTGGTTCGTTTTCCGATTAATGGAGTCTTTATATAACATATATGGTGTCCCCGTTTCAATTTGACTATCCAACATTTTCCTCCATAAATCTTGAGCCCTAATTTGTTTCACATATTTCCCATTGGTCTCATATTCTTCATAGAGGTCCTTGAAAGCAGCACCGAATGCATCACTTAGACCCGTGCATGTATCCGGACACATTAAACTCCACACACCATCCGCCTTCACTCGTTCCATGAATAGATCGGGAATCCATAGCGCATAAAATAAATCTCGAGCCCGCTCTTCCTCATTACCATGGTTTTTGCGCATTTCGAGGAACCCTTCGATGTCCGCATGCCACGGTTCGAGATATACTGCGATGCTCCCATTCCTCTTTCCCGACTGATTGACATACCTCGCTGTACTATTGAATACCCGGAGCATCGGAATGATACCATCCGATATACCATTCGTCCCCCGAATAGGACTATTTTTCCCCCGAATGTTATGGATATGAATACCGATGCCACCCGCATACTTCGATATCAAAGCACACTCCTTCAATGAATCATATATACCATCGATGGAATCATCATTCATATTCAAAAGGAAACAACTACTGCCCTGGGGTCGAGGTGTCCCGAAATTGAAGAGGGTCGGGGTGGCGTGCACGAACCGCTTACAGGACATTCCATCGTAGGTCTCGAGCGCCTCCTTGATGTCCTTTCCGTGAATACCGATTGCTACTCGCATGAACATGTGTTGGGGGCGTTCCACTGTGCGCCCATCGATTTTCAACAAATAGGCCTTCTCCAGGGTCTTGAACCCAAAATAGTCGAAGTTGTAGTCTCGGGTGTAGTCGATGTAAGTATTCAATTTGTCTTTATGCAATTCAACATGACGGCACAATTCTTCACTAACCAATGGTGGGTTATGGTTCCCCAATTCTTGAACGACCTCACTGAATGACGGCGATGTCTTCTTGTGGTGATTACTCACAATAATTCTCGACGACAACACTCCGAACTCCAAATGGTCCGCAATCAAAGAACTGCATAGTTGGGCGGCGATCTCATCCAGTTCACTCGTATTCACACCATCGTATATCCTCGAGCACACCTTTTGAGCTATTTCCGTAGCATTCACATTAAGGTCCGTCGATAACTTTTCGATGCGGTTTAAGACCTTGTCGAACGACACCTTCTCCATTTCACCACTACGCTTCGTTACTCGCATGGTCATCATTTATTATACAATAGTGTGTTCGATTATCGTCGGTATTTCTGTGTTTTTACGTTACTGTCTTTTTTCAACTTGTCTATATATTATTCATATAATATACTTAAAACACTAAAAACAGTAAAGACACACCTTATGGTATATCTTACCCATCAAAGTTAATTATTTAAATATATTTTCCATCTCCAAATGCCTTTAAACTACCAAAGTAAATCGAATCATCCCCCCCATCCATGATTCATTCTCGAAAACTTTGCAAAAACTTAATTTCATTGGTCTGTTTTTTTATATTCTTTTTCAATTGGTTTCGCATATTCGGTTTTAAATCACTCCACTTGTGTAACACCTTATCGAATCGGTTTTCGTGTTCGAGTTTACGCACCACCATCCGTAATTGAGGGGTCGTCTCTTGATACACCAATTTGTTCCCCTTCTTCGAATTGCTGTCCGAACTTGTCGTCGAATTTGTCGTCGAATTTGTCGTCGAATTTGTCGTCGAATTTGTCGTCGAATTTGTCGTCGAATTTGTCGTCGAATTTGTCGTCGAATTTGTCGTCGAATTTGTCGTCGAATTTGTATCCGACACGGCTAATGCGTCATCATCGTAGTTTAGCATTAAATATCGCTTCGTCTCTAATTCGCTACCATCAATTTTCCCTGGAACAAGCACTAGTTCAACATTTCCTCTTAGTTTATATGGTTTCCTCCCCTTTCCCCCAATGACAATTAAACCGATATCTCCACCCATTTTACTTAAAAATACAACATACTCTAAAATCCCCCATCGATAATTCACATCAGTATATATTTCATCGACCTGTTCCGGTATCATAGCATCCTTCCAAGTCTCGACATTATCCACGCCATTTACCATCGCCATCCAAAACACAATGCTATCCATGTCCCAAACCCGACGCAAAGCAATGGGTATATCCGCCTTTACCTGTTCCATTTTGATGTCTTGAACCCTCCTCTTCTCAATCGTCGTCAATTCATTGCGGATTAAATTTAAAACAGTCGTCACCATCTCATTGTCGGCAACCACATTTCCCAAATGCTTAATCTCAATAACTCGCATGTATCTCTTCGGTACCAATTTTTTTTTCGACTTTGCGAGGTACTTCGGATTGACTTTATCAAACACATAGTCATAATCAGCATATATCATCGAATCGAGCAGTTTTCGTTGTGCATCAATCGATGGAGCAGGTGGTCGTGATGGTCGTGATGGTTGTGATGGTTGTGGTGGTCGTGGTGGTCGTAGGGGTGCGCCCACAGGGTCTACAGTGTCCATAACAGTGTCCTTAATCTTTTTATAGGGGTTCATTAAAGAAACATAGTGGTTTTTTATGTTACCATCCAATAGGTCGAATTTATCGAAGATTATTATTTTTTCTGTATCGTATATCGGTGTGTGGTAGCTCTCTTGCGACAATACCCATAGACCTTTGGAATATACCTCTTCTTTAATGGCGTCGTTCAATTCCTTATCCTCGGCCGCCAACTCATCTAAGACCAATTTAATATGCTTAATTCGACTATTCACGAAATATGGGTTCATTTTATGGCGTATCATCGCAATCGCTTCCCGATGGTCGGTATAATTGTCATCCCTCAATAACCGCAAAATTTTCTTTACATGTGCTCTTTGCTTATCATATTCCTCCCATTGGGTTTTGATTTTCTTCATTCGGTCGTCATCCATTTGGTATCCAACGAAAAGGTCGATGTCCATGTTGGTGTTGGTGTTGGTGTTGGTGTTGGTGTTGGTGTTGGTGTTGGTGTCCGTACTTAACTCACCAGTCGCCCCTATTTCGTGGTAGTCTCCCTCTTTACCGAATACCATCTTACCATCTATGATTGAGGTCTTGTAATACCCATTGTCGGGATATGATTTCCGGATCTTACCCAATATATTATTATGCATCCGTTTTACCGCAGATTCCGTTATTCTCGGCGATTTGAAGCGGGTTCTATTAACGACCCCTATACTGTCATTAAAACATAAACTGACATTCGAGTTCGCCATTATCAAGGTTCTACCAAGATCATCTTCCACCTCCAAGGGAATGTATACCCCTTTAAATAGGAACCCACATACCTTCATATTATAATTCAATATGACGACGATATGTTTAGAACGGTCACGATCCGCATTCGAATTTTCGTCATTATCACCATTATCATCGTCACTCAATGCGACGAGTTCGTCGAAAATGTTTTGAGCGTACAAAACACCACTCACTCTATTTTTATTGCGACATTGATTAATGTAATATGCAAATAACTCCGAAATACCATATTCATTTTCTTGATGGACATGATTAGGTATTATGTATGACCCTATTGAACCATCAGGTCTCTCCTTCGAAAAACGGATGATTGTTTCGTAGTCGTCTTGCATCTTCAACAAAAACACATATTTATCCGATGCTAATTTATCATCCATTGATACATTTCCATGGTGTTTACACAATATTTTAATATCATTGTCGCCTTCGACCACAAAAATCATGTAGTTGTATCGGTGGGGGTTAAACCACTCGTATTTCGTCATGTCATATATATCCTCGAACCGTTTCACAATGGATGCATCCTGAAGGAAATTTTTAAAGTTCACGAACGACCAATAGAATAAAAATTCCCTCTCAATGACCTTGTCCTCGAATGGGACCGCATTTTTTTTATTTTTGAAGTGACTAGTATTGACTTTATTGAGACGCTCTTTTATGAACTCTAAATTCATTGACCGCATATATTGCTTTCCCGCCCCACTAAACATAAAGGTCTTAAAATGCGCCAAATCAGTGTCATTTTGTATCGACACAGTATTCGGTATATATGTCCTCAAGGTATTCCCTGCATTCAATGCAATGTATTCCAAAAGTGTCATCTTGTCGCTAATTAGACTAATAAGTTCAGGTACAGACTTTATGTCGTCGTGATTTAATGTTTTCACGAAAGCATTGAGCATTTTTTGTTTTTTTTTTTATTCCAATTCCCATTCGTATGAAACAATCCCTCTTTTTTTCCTGTCGTATTCCGGAACATTGATTAATTGTCCGACCGTTGTTCATGAATTCATTCAAAAGTAACGGCAATGTAGCGTATCGTCCATCCTCGATTGGAATGTTTGATACCTTCATGACATATCTGGTGGTTATGTCATTCGGGTCGGTTTTTCTTTTCAACGGCGACCGAGATACAGTATCATTCGATTGCTTTGTTTCGGAGGTTCCTCGGGTAGGAGGATGTTCATGATATTCAGACTGTTCATTATGTTCAGACTGTTCAGACTGTTCAGACTGTTCAGATTGTTCAGACTGTTCAGACTGTTCAGGATGGGTTTGATTATTTATTGGTTCACTTACTTCAATGGAGCCATTTGCATCATTAATTTCTTCATTAATTTCAGTGTTATCTAGAACATATTTGTGCTTTTTATAACCACAACAAATAGGTTGTTCGTTTTTGGGATGTAAATTGGTCTTCATGTATGACGGATATTTATATTTAATATCCATTGTATCATCCGCTCCATCTTCATTTCCTGCTTCCGCTTCCCTCTTTTTCCTTTTTTTCATTTTTTCGTCCAATTCCTTCTTGCTCTGCATGATTATCGGGGTCTCTTTATACGGTTCGGGGCATTTCCCATCATTCTCTCGTAGTTCGTCGGGATGCAAACTAACTCGACTAATAGGACACCATATTAAAGGGCATATATAGTAATTTTTTTTCATCAATTCATCTGTTGTCCCATATTTCACATAACCCTTGTACGATGTTCCATGGTATTTATCAATCGTTTCCTTCTCCTCTTTAGTTATCACGACAGGCTGCCTCCTATCCACAGCCGGGCAACTTCTAACATAATCTTTCGTAATGCCATTTACTTTTACACCTTCGTATTTGAATAACTTTGGGTCCGCTTCATATAGTTTATCCACTATGAATTTTTTATGGTAAGACTTTTCGAACAATTTTTTCGTTTTTAAATTGTTATAGACATCGATATCGACCATCCTACTCTCATTATCCGAGGTGGTTATCGTCTGTCCATTATTTTCTTCATCCATCACATCTGTAACATTGGTATCATAGGGATGCATATTAGAAACTGCGGCGTCGTCTAAAATTGTCCCACCCGGCGCAACTGGGGGGGAGTTCTCCATTACCCTGGGTGTCATATTCTCCACCCTAGACCCACTTCCAGCACTCTTCACACTAGCGGTTCTATTCGCACTATTCACACTAGCGGTTCTATTCGCACTATTCACACTGTCAGCACTATTCAAACTGTCAGCACTATTCACACTGTCAACACTCCTTATGCTATTTGTACTATTCACACTTTTCACAATACCCGATGCACCATCTTCCAAATCATCATCAGCATCCGCTTCCTCGTCCGCTCCCTTATCCACTTCATCGTCCACTCCCTTATCAACTTCCACTTCCGCTTCCGTCTCCGCTTCCGCCTCCACTTCCGCTTCCTCGTCCGCTTCCTCGTCCTCCGCTTCCTTATCCACTTCCGCCTCCGCTTCCTTATCCACTTCCGCCTCCACTTCCGCCTCCACTTCCGCCTCCGCTTCCGCTTCCGTCTCCACTTCCGCCTCCACTTCCGCCTCCGCTTCCTCGTCCGCTTCCTCGTCCTCCGCTTCCTCGTCCTCCGCTCCCTTATCCACTTCCGCTTCCGCCTCCACTTCCGCCTCAACTTCCGCCTCCGCTTCCGTCTCCTCATCCATTTTTTCTTCATCGGTCGTTCCAATGCTCTTCAAACTATCAATGCTCTTCAAACTATCAATGCTCTTCAAACTCCCCTGGTTAGAACTTCTTGCATTTTCATCGTCCCTATCTATTTTAGCATTAATTTTATTAGCACTATTTTTATGAATTTCAAAATTCACATTATCGGCAGTATCGGTTTTCTCGGTAGTCTCGGTAGTTTCGGTAGTCTCGGTAGTTTCGGTAGTCTCGGTAGTTTCGGTAGTCTCGGTAGTCTCGGTAGTCTCGGTAGTTTCGGTAGTCTCGGTAGTTTCGGTAGTCTCGGTAGTCTCGGGGGCATTCGCAGTTGCGACCATATCATCCATATTTTCATCGTCATTTAAAGCGTTGTCATTTAAAAGGTCATCGATCATGTCGAGTGTCGGATTGTTCTCATTATACTCCTCCCGCTCTACTTGTGTTTCCACTATATTATCCATGGTTTTTTCATCTACCCCCTTTAATGGGAATGTCAAGTCATTTTCACAACAAAGTATCACTAGTAATTTTAATATGTTCGAGTGGTAGTCATCACGGGTAGCATTGTTTATTTCCACATCTAATTGATACATACTTAGACGACACTTCACCACCACATAATATTTATTTTTCGGTGAATATAATACCGAGTTATTATTTCTATCCATTTTCATCCTTATGTTCCCGGAATGTTCGTCATAGTATTTCTGGGCGGTGTCTTTCGTAATTCCATATTCTATTATCATTTTAGCAACTATATCTTCCGATGGAAGAGTATAATTATTTGCTATGAAATTTGATATCCCATCCATATTACTAAAATTGGATATCCGTTTATAACCCAAGGTTAAATATTCATTTTCATCATCGTTCCTGAATAATGTGAAAAATGCATGGTTATTCAATTTCGCAATTATTTTTTGTCGAGAAAGCACCTTGCTTTTTAATATTATCTTCGTCGATGTTCTATTGGACAATCGGTGGTTCATTTGGTAATTCAATAGAAGACGGTCGAGGTGATAGTCGTACATGTCAAACAGTCCATTAACCTTCTCCACAATTAAACGGTTGAATTGAGGTCCGATAATTTTATCCAACCATTCCACATTAAAGTCCACATCCCCATGAATGCTTTTAAAATCGATTGTAATGACACCATGCTCTAAAATGACTATGTTTACATATTGTTTCCTCTTCATTTTTTTATATTTATCCGGTAGGTTTAATCGCATTTTGCCGATGAGGTGGGGGGTATATGTCTTGTTTTTATTCACCCGAGCATTCACCCTATTGTAACGCTCCAAATCATCCTCGACCCACCGCTCAAAGGTATCCTGCATCACCATCTTCGTTATATTCATATTCATTGTCTTGCAATGATAGGACCCCCTTGATGGTAAATATATCAGATAAGGGACTTCATCCGTCACTTCGAAGAGGTTGAATATTTTTCGAAGGTTCATCATTATGGGGTTCTTCGTCGAAATAGTAATTAGTCGCTCCGAGGGGGGGACCGTATATCGGAACATTTTAATGCTACATTTTATGTCTTTGACCACTGATTGAAAATCAAATTGGTTCATAGCATTTTTATAATCATCCAACTTCTTCCAAAGGCGCCGCACACCACCCCTCGTAGTTCCAGGTAAAGTTAGGATGTTGAAATATAGATCAAGCACCTCATTCCGGGTTGTGATTGTACTATTCTCCAGTGCCTTCTCCAAGTCGGGGCGAGTTACCACATATAAATCCTCCCCCTCGATGTCAAAGTCGCCCACATCATATGCCCCAAAATTATTTGTAAGAACTGTTGGGTCATTATAGACCATGTCCAAATTCAATGAATAGTCGAATGGATTCGCAGAAAATAACACCGTCCTATTATTTTTCTTCTTTTCGAATGACAAGGGAATGCATTCGTACACCTTGTGCTTTTTACATACTTTTGTCAACATATAATGCGCTGCCTCCAAAAATATTATGGATGTCGTAACCTCTCCTCCATCCTCCGACGACGATGCCATCATCGCCCGCAGTTTGTTTTCATCGACAATCTTTTGGTCGCTTTTACCCAGTTTTCGCATTCGCATCTGGAAATAGTTGTTCAAAAACTGAGGGTCAATCCCTTTCAAATGCAGATCATCAATGAATATTTTTTGTAAGAATGAATTCACCGAATGCTCTCGAATTTCCTCCGAGATCCGACGCTCTCCATATACATAGACCTCCTCGGGCCCATCTAGGTTCAAGACATTAGCAATTTTATGATGAATAACATCAATCGTATCATCCCGATAAATTAATGTATCTTCCACAAAATGCACATTTTTTACAGGAATGTTGTATTTTTCCCCGAATTTGGTCTTGTTCAACTTTGGAAATATGGCCTTGCCATCATCCCCTTCCTTCGCATTTTCTCCGCCTCGAAATATATATAGGTCGGTCGTGGTCGGTGTCCGCTTCACATGCACCTTATACAAGATATAGTCAGGGTTCAAAGAACACGCTTGAATGGCATTCATTTTTATTTTATGTATTTTATGTATTTTATGTATTTTTCTATTTAAATTACATATATTTTTAATTATCATAGGTAATGGCAACTCACTCAATAAGGTATAATAGGCCAATATGGACCAACATTGACCAATAAACAAAAAAATAGACCACACATTTGGCCATCATCTACTTTCACTTGGGTTTATGATTTATGATACACGGAATTAAACACTCATTCATAATACAGACGACTTAATAATTAGTCCACAATATTTTACTGGGGTAGTCGAATAGTCAATTCTCTTGTAAATCCCTTTCTTCACTGCAACCTTTAGCAATTTTTTGAAGTTTTCCCAAAATATCGGGGGATGCCCAATCTCCTTCGTCATCAAATGCGATAATTCATGAATTGCCACATATTTCAACACATTTAAAGGAACTAATTTATCACCTCCATCCCGGGACCGGAGACAAAATACGATTTTCTCCCCCTTGTTTATCGAATAGGATGTGTAATTATTATTCTCAGTTCCTTCGCTTATGCTATCGGGATTGTAGTTTTTCTCAAGGCGTTTCACATCCTCCGACTTTGGATACTCCCGCTTCATCTCCTGTATTAACTTTACAAGACTCTCATTCAATTTCGCCAACATATTCGCCGCATCTTTTTTATCCGCTAAATTCTTCACCAAATACCGCCTGCCATCGATATCGGATACGACATATTCCACTTCTACACTTTGTCCTTGAATGTAAAATACAATGATTATTGCCATGATCGTTATCACGAATATTTCCGACAAATTCATTTATATTATCGTATATGGGTGTATGGTTGGTTCCTCTTTATTGAATTCTACATTATATTTTCAATCCATTGAATATCACACATTTTTTCTCCATTGAAGCATCTACATCTCCTATGGATTTGTCATTTTCACAAGGTATTTCTCGCAAAAACCCATACACCCTGTTCTAAGTATTAAGTATAGAAATTAAAAAAAATTGATTTTGAAAAAATTGATAAGAAATGATCGCCAATGGATGTTATACCCATAAACACAATTAACGACATATTTAAAAACAACCGAGGATTTTGATTATTATTAAAACATTCTTGTCCTTACCCTATTCTAGTCCCCTGTTCTAGTTTGCATCGCCGGATATCCACATTATAATATATTGGAGCACTTTATATAAAGCGCCCAGAACGGCATACATCGCCTTGAAATAAATGCGGGATATAATATTTCAAGCCATCGATTGGAGACCAGAAGACTATGATTACAGCGATGAACTGGATGGGGACGACGATGGGGACAGCGATGGGGACATCGATGGGGACAGCGATGGGGACAGCGATGGGGACAGCGATGGGGGCGACGATGGACCCAATGCGTCCAAGGGCATGGGAAATTCAAGCAGAAACATAAAAAAGGATTGTGATAATAAACCATCGAAGCGGAAGTACATTATTAAAGTGTTCGGTGTCGATGAAGATGGACAATCTATCAGTGCGACGATTACCGACTTTCGCCCCTATTTTTGGGTAAAATGCCTTCGAGCCGATAGGTTGAATAATGATGAGATGGATTGCCTTAAGACCAATTTGAAAAAGAAACTACCCTATCGACTGAAAAATGACCTCATGAGCATAAACCGGAAAACCAAGAAGGACATATGGGGGTTCAATAACAATACCCGGTTCAATTTTATTAAACTCACCTTCCAAAATTTACTTACCATGAAAATATGCGCCAAACAGTTCAAATATCCGATATCCCTCGGTCGAGGAAAATCATGCCAATTCAAATTATACGAAAGCAATATCGAACCCCATATCCGCTTCTTCCATTCCATGAATATAAACCCATCGGGTTGGATCCGTTTTGTCCCAGGGACCTACAATATCAATACGAGTGTGCGGATAACGAAATGCAACCAAGACTTCACCATCTCTTACAACAATGTGACACCCCTTACCGATAAGGAGAATATAGCACCAATGCTAATCGCCAGTTTTGATATTGAATGTACAAGCAGTCATGGTGATTTTCCAGTCGCAATTAAAGAATACGACAAGGTCGCTCGGGAATTAATCGAAGCCTACCGCATCTTCAAAAATAATGGGAAGGAAAGTAAAAGTAAGGAGCAACTACAATTTGTGGGGGGCAGTCTTACCCACCTATTTACAGATGAGAAGAATGAACATTTCGCTAAATTTTATAGTCCCATATACTTCAAGAAAAATCAACCCAAAAAACAAAAGTCATTTGATTACATCAATAATATTACGGATGAAATATTTAATATCTTGGAAGATTATTTCAAATTTGAATTAGTAAATGAACTGCCGGTAAATGTGCACGCATTAGATAATCGGCGCATATCCGATTACTTTTCACCAGTAAATAACAAGAATTCCTATTCCAATCATAGCACCACCCGTCAGAATACATCGAATGATGCGGAAAAACCGGTCAAGATGACCACCTTCGAAGACATATCAAACACACTGATTAAATGTTTTCCTCCCGTTGAAGGCGACCCGATTATCCAAATTGGAACCACCTTCCATCGCTATGGGAGCATCGGGTGCCACTACAAACATGTCATAACATTGGACACTTGCTCGGATATCGTCGGTGTCGATGAAATCGTGCGGTGTAAAACAGAGACACAAGTCCTCCTCGAGTGGACCAAATTAATCAACAAACTAGACCCCGATGTCATTACCGGCTACAACATCTTTGGTTTCGATATGCAATATATGTATGACCGGGCGAATGAACTCGGGTGCACCGAAAAATTCATGCGATTGAGTCGGTATAAATACATTACAAAAGACATGGTCGAGAATCAAATGGTCCATAAACAGTTGTCGTCGTCCGCCCTCGGCGACAATTTGCTAAAATACTTCAATATGGAGGGACGGGTCCTCATCGACCTCATGAAAGTGGTTCAACGGGACCACCGCCTGGATAGCTACAAACTCGACCTCGTGGCTTCCAATTTCCTCCAAGGAAAGGTTAAAAAGGTGGTCATCGAGGAGGGCAGTAACAATGAGGGGGGGACGACTGATGGTTCCGAAGGAAAACCCATCCATACACTGGCGCTCGTTGTGGATACTTTGTATGGTATAAATGCGAATGATTACATTAACATTTTCATGAATGATGGTAATTCCCATAAAGTATTCGTTAAATCGGTCGATGTTGATAACAAAATAGTCCATATCAAACCGACATCGACATTAATAACCATTTTGAAGAAACCGGAGCAAGGAACCCCGACCCCGATCATTCAATGGGGTCTCTCCAAAGATGATGTGTCGCCCGCCGACATTTTCCGGTTTCAAAGAGGGACCGCAGATGACCGGGCCATTGTGGCTAAATATTGTGTGCAGGATTGTGCCCTTTGTAACATCATCATCATCAAACTTGAAATTATCGCCAATAATATAGGCATGTCCAATGTTTGCTCGGTGCCATTGTCGTATATATTCATGCGAGGACAGGGGGTAAAAATCTTCAGTTTGGTTTCGAAGCAATGCATGGAAGAGGAGTTCCTAATACCTGTTCTAAACAACAACCTAGATACCGACGCTCTAGAGACAGAGGAGGGTTATGAGGGGGCGATCGTCCTTCCACCCAATCCCGGCATCTACATCGACGAACCGATCTCGGTTATGGACTATGCCTCGCTCTACCCGTCGAGCATGATATCTGAAAACATATCCCACGATAGTATAGTTCTCGACTCGAAATACGATAACCTTCCGGATTATGAATACATCGACATAGTTTATGATATATACGAAGGGACTGGCGACAAAAAACAAAAGGTCGGGGAGAAGACATGCCGTTTCGCCAAATTCCCGGAAAACAAGAAGGGGATCCTTCCCCGCATACTTATGACACTGCTCAAACAACGCAAACAGACTCGTAAACGGATTAATGAGCAGCGCCTGACCCTGTCTGATGGTCGCAGTATCGTGGGTTTTAAGGACACGCCAAACCCATCCGAAACCGAAGGCAAGTATATTGTATTCCATGAAGCGAAAACAGGGACCAAACATCATATTCCTGAACCCCTGGTCGTTTCGTGTGTCGATGCCCACAATGACTTCATGAAAGCGGTGCTAGATGGTCTGCAGCTAGCATACAAGACCACCGCCAATAGCTTATATGGCCAGGTCGGGTCCCGCACCAGTCAAATATACATGAAGGAGTTAGCAGCATCGACCACTGCGACCGGTCGTAATTTAATCATTAAGGCAAAATCCTTCATGGAGGAACGATATGGTGCTGAAATCGTTTATGGAGACACTGACTCCATATTCGTCAACTTCCGTTTCCATGAAAAACATGGTCTAAAAAATAAAGATGCCCTCGAGAAGTCCATTGCCGTATCGATTAAAGCGAGTAAGGAGTTTAAAGATGAATGCTTGACCTCCCCACATGACCTAGAGTATGAAAAGACCTTCTACCCATTTATCATTTTGAGTAAAAAACGATATGTCGGGAACCTCTATGAACACGATATCCATAAATATAAACAAAAGTCCATGGGTATCGTGCTCAAACGACGAGACAATGCCAATATCCTTAAATATGTATATGGTGGTATGATCGACATTATTCTGAACAACTGTGATGTGCCAGGCGCAATTGCATTTCTACGGGAAAACTTGAAAAACCTCGTGGATGGGAAAATCCCCCTTGACCAACTCGTTATTACGAAGACCTTAAAGGGTAGCTACAAAAATCCTACGAAAATCGCCCATAAAGTACTCGCTGACCGTATGAAGGAACGGGACCCGGGTTCCGCTCCCCAGGTCAATGACCGTATCCCCTATGTCTACATCGACATTGGTGAGGGGGATAAAAAAGGAAAGGGCACCAATAAAAATGGTAAGAATGGCAACACCCCCTCCCTATTACAGGGGGACAAAATAGAACACCCCGACTACATCATCGAAAAGGGACTCAAACCCGATTACTGTTTCTATATCACGAACCAACTCATGAAACCGATTTGCCAATTGCTCGCCCTGGTCCTCGAGCAAATGACAGGATATAAACATAAAACGGACCCCCACTACTTTAAACGCCTTGAACAAACGTTGTTAAATAAGAAAAAGGACCATAAAAAAGTTCAGGATAAAATAATAGACTTGCGCATGCAAGAAGTCGAAGAGATAATTTTCAAACCGATACTGCTAGACCTCCATAGAAAACGACAGAAAGGTTCATGTATGGGTGATTACTTTCCACGGGCATATTAACCATTGACTCCACACTTGTATGGGTGAGGATGTGTGATGAGTTGATGAGTGGATTTAGTGGATTTAGTGGATTTAGTGGATTTAGTGGATTTAGTGGATTTAGTGGATGGATTAGTAAAATGTAATGTTGGTATATTGATTATATGGATATTCGTAATTGTCTTGGTGTAAATTTATCAATGATATGATGGAATGTTATTCTCGGTTTTAAAACCATCTTGGGGGGACCCCTTACGAAAGTGATTTTATAGAGCATCCCCCCCCTACCCCATTTTTTTCTGTTAGTAGAGCAATATAGTCCCCTACAGCATCTAATGAAGTCGTCCATCCTCCGAAGACCACCCCCTTCCCGTGGTGGGTCATCACCATCCATATCCAATGTCGCAACCCTCGTCGTAAAAAAATATCCATTCCTCTTGAAAGTTTTGGCGACCCTCCTTGTCCAACTCGGCATTTCATTTTACACGATGTATCAAACGAAAAATAACACGGGACTACGAGATACCATCCGCCGATACTATACCCTGGTATTCATTTGTCAGTTGGTGATAATCATCCTTCTCGCTATCGTTCCTCTTCCCATTGTGCCCAAATTTTTACTTTTCACCGCCTTTTCTGTGATGAATGGTCTACTCGTCCCATTATATGTCCCGGAACTGACCTCGAAGGACATCATTGACACCGCTCTACAAACCACATTCTTGTTCATTTCAATGGCCCTTGTCGGATTAAGCATAGCACAAACAGGTATCGGTACAACGTACCTTGAAATTGCTTTGTTTGCCATGGCGGCGGTAATGGTGGTATGGGGACTTTACCTGTTTTTTGTGCAATCGAAGGACGACCGCCGTAGAAGTGTGACTTGGTATAGGAACTTTACCATATTATTCTTCGCCCTCTACATTATTTATGACACCTACAACATTCTTCGAATGGACTACAATGGGGACTTCGTGACCGCCGCCTTCGACTATTACCTCGATATTTTCAACATTTTTCGCAACTTGCTTATACTGGACGCCGGGGAAGATACTTAAAGGACTATCTTTTTAAGGCCCGAATTAACATGACATGAAGTGCGTAATATTCCATTCCATTTGATGCATAATAAATATCATGATAAACTATAATATATCACACGAGCATAGCATATCACATCTAAAGAACATAGTTGTCATATTGCTGATTATTAGAACAGTATGTACACAGATATCATTCACCATTACAATCGTATCATCGTCGTCCTTCCATTGGAAAAATATCTCCAATTTAATGAAATTCTAATGCCATTATGCCATTTCTTAACTGACACATCGAAACCTATCATTAAATTAATCGAATACTCGCATGTTCTCGACGCTCAATTTATTAATGATTTATATGAATACAAAGAGGATTTACATATTGTGTTGGGAAGCGAAATACTTTCCCATTTCCCCACATATTATGTAATATACCAATTCGAACAGTTGGTGGCGAAACATGATTTAACTGTTAAAAGATTAATGCATGAATTCGTGTTGGATAATTACTTTATCATATTACAAAACGCATTGGAGGTATGGGAATATGCGTTGAATAACATTGATTTTTTAAAACAGAAGGGAAAGCATATCAATGTAAAATATGTACCCTTCCAATATGCACCCTGCATGAAATACCCCTCCCTTGAAAATGAAAAAGAGAAAGAGAAAGACATCGATGTTGCATGGATTGGAGCAAATGTCAAACGGCGCATCCCAATCATCGATTCGTTGAAGCGAACATTCGAGGGGACCCCTGGTATGACATGTGTATTCGGAAATAATGATATTTGGAATAATGACGAACCACGGATCGGACCAATTATTAACACCAAAGCTAACCTCTTAGGTAGAACTAAAATAGCATTGAATATACATGTTTACGAACCAAATGTCAGCTCATTGGAGGTTGTCAGAATATTATATTTCCTTGCGAATGGGTGTGCGGTTGTTTCGGAACCGAGTGGCGACACCGAAACCGACAAACTCTATCAACAATTAGGAGTGGTTTTTTGCCAATGGGAAGATATGCCGAAGAAATGTGCTGATTTGTTATTGGGTGTTTAAATCATTACTTAAATTTTAAAAACTTGTTGATCAAATAATGTTCTCTTTATATTTTATATAACTATTTGATAACAAGTGATACACATCATGGTTAAAAATTTTTATGTATGTTCTTATGGTGGATGTGGGTCGGTAATGTTGACGAATGCATTAAAGAAATTCGGTAAGACGAAACATATTCACAGTCGACACCCCCCAGACCATTTAGAATACGTTGGAACTGAGAAAGGCGGGAAATCACACTTTGAGTGGTTCAATGGAGTGAAAATACCACCACAAGAAATCGACGACTACTATGTAATCTACATCTATAAAAATCCTGTCAAATCTATCCAGTCCCGTTTCTATTGTCCAGGCCATTTAAAGAATGTTCAAACGGATACCAATTTGAAGCTTAAGGATGTGGTCGAACAACGGAAAGATTTATATGGAATTAAAGAATTCTACCATAATTACACCACACCGAACAAAAACCGGAACTACAAAATATATGCAGTGAAGTACGAAGACATCTTTGACAAACAAGACGAACTTAGCAAAGTCCTCGGTATCGGTAAATTGAATTTGGTAAAAAAAGAAAGTAAGCGAAATCCCGATGCAAAAACAGTGGAAGCATTGCAAGATATATACAAAGATATCCTTTCTGAAATGAAGACCAAAGAATTCATTACCATTATTTGAATGGAAAAATTAGACTATTAAATCATTTACTGATTTTTTATCACCTTCATAATACCATCTGTAACACTACCACTGCCAGTTTCTTCGGTACGGGCAGTCGATTTATTCATATTTGCAAGTATGTCTTCAAGTATAGAGATTTTAATTTCCGTAATTTGTTTTTCATTTTTTGCCCCCTCACTTACATTTTTCTTCAAGTCATCTAATGTATTTATTATTTGTTGATGACTATATCCTCTAACTATCTTGTTCCAATCTGCCAAATTATTAATTATTCTCCTTACTTGTTTTTTTATAGTTTTGGTATTTTTTTTGGGTATTTTTTTGGGTATTTTTTTTGGGTATTTTTTTTGGGTATTTTTTTTGGGTATTTTTTTTGGGTATTTTTTTTGGGATTGGGAATGTATCTTTATTAGTTTTTCTCTAGTCTGTTCTGTTATGACCTGTACTGATTTTTTCATTTGTTCACGCACTTTTGCTAAAGTTTTCTTTAAACTTGGAAAGAATGTCTCAACATTATGATATTTGGTTACAAAAATTATAAGCATGAAATTGATGAGCAAAACACCATATATGATGAATATATGGGTGGGTCGTTTAATCGTCAAGATGCTCATACCCTAAAGATAAACTATTATATTTTATTTCTATTTTCATTTTTATTTTCAATTTAATGTGAAATAGGTTTGTTTCGTTCTCACTCTCACTTTAAACATAAACACGTAAGCAATTTCAAGAGTGCGCATCATTTTGAGTTATATATTAATTACTTACATCAGCAGCTACCCTTGCCGCCGTGGGTTGGGTTTCACCCGTTGAACCTGATTCATGTATTTTATTAAGCGCTTCTTCAACGTCATCTAATAGTTTGTCATCAGTAACGATATTTGTTAACTCTTCGACTGGCAATGACAATATTTTTTCTATTATATACGAAAACGTGGTATTGCGTATTATCATTCTAGTTATGAAGAAAATCAGTAATTTCAATCTTATTTTACCATCATTTGTATCTGATATTAATTGTCTTAAATTCTTGACAATTTTAGTTTGTTCTCCGTCATTTTTATTAACCATAATATCATTATCATACAATGATAGGATTATCTCACTGAACTTCGTAATAAGTGTATTGACTTTTCTCTGAAGAGTAGTCCTCGTTCCTTCTCTATTTTTTAAATCACTTCTTATAGATGTCACGTTGTTAAGTATTACTACAATATTATCAATGATGTTACGAAAATAATCATTGTCGGAATTACTTTCATTATCCCTAATATTTTCTAACTTTCTTACAGTAGTATTGTTGTTAATAAAACCACCATTAACTTGTTCCAAATATAAAATCAATCTTATTAAATGCATAGCGCCTGTTTTAATATCATTATACTGATACTGTGACGAACCATTCGAGGTAAATGTGTCTTTCGTTGTTCGGTTCAAGTCCCTTTTCTGGTTCAATGCATTGATGACTTTATTGTGCCAGGTTGATAATATGATGATTGTCCCCAACAAAATCACCAATATCCCCACCAATAGAAAAATATTCTTCCTTCCACCATCCATTTCTATAACCTTACAAAAAAAAACAAATGAATTGGGTGGATTTGATTTCGATGTGAGGTAGTTGGGTTCTTTAGGAAGTCTAGTGAAAACAAATTCATATATTACCATGTAAACAACATTATTTCTTTCCCAATATTATTTTGAAATTGATGGATGGTGAAAGGTGGATGGTGGATGGTGGATGGTGGATGGTGAAAGATGGATGGTGGAAGGTGGATGGTGGATAATACATGGAAGAATACGAACCAAACACATTATTGTTCATCAGGTTCGATTTGCGAATTAATTTTTGGTGCGGATACCAAACCGATTAGTGTGTTCATGATGTTCTTAGAAAACCCGAAGGTTAATATGGCATGGGATAGCATATTATACAGTTCATTTCCGATAAGATTCAAACTATTATTGAATCTATGATCTTCGTCCGTATCTAGAGGGATATGTGTTATTTCAAGTTGGTTATTATCGATGTCGACTTTTTTGATGAAATTCAAAAAACGTGCGACCTTGCTTTCATCAATCTTCAAATCCCCATACTCATAGGATAAAATATATTGAATTCCTTTAATTACCCCCGCTTTAATATTATTTTTTATTTTTTTGTGGTCTTCAAAAATTACAAAATTCTCTTTACTCACCGTCTTCAACAGTTTACTGCGTTGCCAATTGGTAATAATGGCAATTGATATGAGAATAACTAATAAAACCATAGTAAGGTAAATAATATTCCCCCCTCCCATCTTTTGAAAAAATTAAAAGTATTATAAATTATAAGAAGATTATTTTAATTAGTAACTGGATGGTAAATGACCGATTAATAAAATATTTGTTTCATTGGACTGTATCCTTCGTTATATTCGAGACACTGTTTAATGTGTTCGCCTGGACACAAACAAATTATGAAAAACCATCATTCCCCACCTTGAAACGCTACTATCATGATATGCCTGTCCCAATCGTCGTATGGGGTGACTTCTTCTACTCGACCATGATATTTATAAATGCATACGCCATGCATGAATGGTTTTACAAGTTTTACTACAGCAATTACACCCCACCCGACATACTAAGTTCGGTCAATAATATTGGGATATTTATCATCATAATGGTCTCAGTTCAAGTGGTCTACGATGTAATTTACTACCTATTCGTTACCTATTCCGGTCTCGATAAGCGAAATGACTATGTATCCTTTTTCAAAGAATACGCCAAGGACTATTCATATCGGGCGATTTATTCCGATAGCATCTACCTCGCTCTTTGGACGGCATTGTTCTACCTACTATACCATACGACCTCCTATCTTTGGAAGTACTACATTTTGGCGTTAGGAGGGTTTATAATGGTGATGGTGTCCTATGAAGACATATGAAGATGGTTACGGATATATTATGAAAGGTCGACGATGGTATCGTATCGACCATTTTCCATTCTCGTCTCCCCCCGGGCACAATCAACTACATAGAATGGTGTCAGGTTCATGGAAATGATGGGTCGAATGTATTCATCAATGGAGTTTACATCAGTAATTATAAATGCACATCCATCGGTTAAAAATTTAATGGTAAGAATATCATCCAAGTAATTGGTCGACCTATCTTCTATGGATACTTCTTCATTTGAAATCTTAAGGTGAAACACCCGGTCACCGGCTATGCCCCCCCCTCCATCGGGTTGAGTATTTTTAGTTTTAGTTATTGTTTTAAGTCGTCGCACAATGTCCCGACGCTGTTCCGGTGTTAATTTATGATGGAACCCGACGAATAGTTTCAAATTCGTCGACATGTTGCGAATAATGTTGATATAGAATGGATCGACGAGGGTTGTCGGATTGTTAAAGTAGATCCCGACCGAATTTGTTCCGAAGTTGCTATACATGGCATTCAAATATCCCTCGATTACATAGTCGAATTCGATGGTTCGGAATTGGTTGCGTCTTTCCACTAAAAAATGGGTATAGTCAATTGATGGGGGAGGTACCATGCGTTTCCCATCGATGGAATTTTGGATAACCAACCACTCGTATGGAATGCAATTAGTCGTGTCGACCTCGAAACCACTTTCGGCATCATCAGTAGGTCTTCTAGATGAGGGGGGAGGAGGGGTCTTTATCTTGGTATTTTCCATGATTTGAAATAGCGGTACTTTTGGATTGTAGTAATACGTGGTATTATTGTGCAATAAGGACACATCCTTTACCGTTCGTGATAAAATACGAGGGTCCCTGATTATGTCGCTTAAATGTGCCCCACAATCTTCTGTAGGAGGACACCATAATATACGATAATCACATCCTATGCAATGACATAATGTAAGCAAATCGACGACCGCTGCCAGGCGAACCACCAAGGGACCTTCGATCAACATGAACACATTGTCGAAGATATAGTTCGCCATTTTATATTTTATTATATTCTATTTGTAGAATTTAACATACGACGATATTAGACATTTTAGTCCGATATTATTATACTACCCGCACAACTCCGAGGCGACGCTTTCCAAAATAAATTAAAATGGTGAACAATAGAGTGGAAATTAGTACCAATGCCGCATTTTTAGGCCATTCGATGAACTTAAAACCGACCACTCCCATCGATACTAAAAGATTAACTATGAACATGTATTTGAACTCGGTCATCTTCAGTAAAATTTCTGGTTTCACATCTAGCATTGAATACCCCATTAGTATGGAACCAAAAAGAATGAGATTTACACGGATAATCGTTAAAACTTTGGTCGAATGCGAACCCATTTTTGTTTTACAATAATACTCGGAAAAATTAAAAAAATTGAAAGTTATATATTACAACTTTTTTCATCATACATAAAAATACAATTAAACGCATCCTAATAAAGTCGCCCCATTAGATTATATATTAAATTCCATACCCCCATTATAAACAGATTAAATTTACATCATCTCCCAATGCATCCCAGATGCATATTTCGAAAGTCCCTTGTTCCACTTCAAAACATAGTGCGGCGGAAAAGGCGTTATATTAGATGCTCTTCCTATGTCGTCACTCGTCGCCCCATGGTGGTTAAAGACATGGTCATACGAAGTTCCATTAACACCTCGGCTGCATTGGCGCTATATGCCAATGAACAGGGTATGTCTATAATACATTTGTCGTCGATGGAACATTTCATATCCGGAACCATCAAAGTACAATTAGTGTCATTGTTGTTTCACTTGGTATACGATGTCCTATTTGAATATATTACATATTATTTTCGCATTCCGAAATGCGAACCTCGGGTATCTCCCATTTGCCCCCCGCTATGTGAATATGAACCGTTTAGCACAGCAGCCGCTTCATGTGTGATTGAAGAGACCACTACCACTACATGTGTAGTGGAAAAGACAGTCACAACATGTTATGTTGAGGAGACAGTTACCATTATGCCTTCATCACCTAATGTGAATACAAGCGAGACATTGGAGACAACATTGGAGACAACATTGGAGACAACATTGGAGACAACATTGGAGACGACATTGGAGTAGACATTGGAGCAATGTGATACCATCAACTCCATCATTCCGGATAAATCAACCGAATAACCTAGTAAGACGACTGTAAATGTAGGTTCAGAAAAGACAGACGAACCCATCGACTTCATTTATGTGGGTTTGGTTGAAGAAACCCTTACGGAAAAAAACATGACCGATAATTCTATTATAATGAATTGTCATGATGTGGGTTTAAACATCAATTCAAAAAACTAAATAAGGGGGGGGGAGATTTTACATGAATTCAAATGGTATTTAAACACTCGTTAAATAAGACATTAAAAATCACGATTTTCTTCTTTTTTTAATCATTATCATAATAAAAATACGAAATGAACCTATCCCAAAATCAAAAGAAAGCCCTCGCTAAACTTACGAATGAGCAGCAACTCGTATACAACATGATGATGTTTGACACCAATTTAATTTCCTCTGTCCCTACCATCCCAACACCTCAATGGGTTACCGACCTCGGTCATGATGTGAAACGCCTCATATCCGAGGGTGTAATTAAGCGAGTTTGGTTCGATGAAGATGGACATATAAAAGTTGATGTATGAACATATATATCCATTTTCGAAATGATTGAGAATAACATTCAAAATCATAGAATAAAGCACATATTCAGTTCATTCGTTATTATCCAAATATTAGCATTCCATATCATTCCATATCATTCCATATCATTCCATATCATTTTTTTCCGCTTAAAGTTAAAAGTTTAAGTTTAAATTAAAATAGGAAATAATTTGCATAATGACCACGATGATACACAATGGGAAAGAATGTACAAATAAAAGTAAAGTTTTCCTTAAAGGGTTCACATTACCGAATTTGGGAAACACATGTTATCTAAATACATGCGTCCAATGTTTGTTGAGTTCATCGACATTCACAAGCAATATTATGCAAAATACAAAAGTATCTAACCCGTCCAGTGTAGGGATTTTAAAAACCATGCTTCATGATTTCGAGAGGATAGTGGTTGAAAATGACACTCTCGTGGATGTTGATAAATCGAATGATAAACCTGTATCGATATTGAATACCTATGAAAAATTCGTCGGTGCGTTGCATTATAAATTGCGCACTAGCATGAATATATATCGACAAAACGACTTAGGGGAGTTTTTCACATTGTTTATCAATCTATTGAATGACGAAGTCGGGGAAAAAATAAGCATACAAAGTGGCGACGAATACACCACCATAAAAAAATTTGGAGTCGACAATGGTTCGCCCGATGGAGAAACACCCGATGGAGGAACACCCGATGGAAGACTACAACCTCCCCATAAAATCTTCCGCATGGCGAAGGGTGTTCTAAGTAAGGTATACGATAAGAGAACCTCCCCACTATTGCGTCTCCAATATCGATGTGATGCGGCTTGGTTGAACCATTTTCAATCCAAATACTCTTTCGCAATTCCCATGTTCTATTCTCTTCTCATATGTCAGATAAGTTGTGGATGTGGTAAAGTGCATCATAACTATGAATTTTTCAATGCGCTACTATTGGACATATCATCGACACCTTCCACCATGAAGCGCCCAGTCTCACTTCTGGATTGTGTCGAAGATTTCATGCGGTCCTACCCTTTAAATGATGAGCGATACTCCTCCTCCCATGAGTGGAAATGTGATGCATGTGAAAATCGAGTTGTTAGTCACAAAAGTTTCGCTTTTTGGCGATTACCCACCATTCTTGTATTGACATTGAAACGTTTCATTTTCAATGAGGCGACCGGTCGGTTCATTAAGAAGACTACTCGTGTATCCATTCCAGAATATTTAGACATGCAACAATGGGTCGTTGGCGATGAAGAACAAGTATTTAAGTACCGCCTTATTTCCATCGGGTGTCATATAGGAACTCTCAATTTCGGTCATTACTATGCCATCGTTCGCCGAGGAGGGGACAAATGGGTCAAGGTGGACGACGACATCGAAACCCCCCCATTTCCCCTTTATGACCACATAGAAGATGGTTTATCCAATACCGATAGTGGTGCATTTGATCATGCATATGTTTGTGTCTATGAACGATTTAAAGTTTGATACAGTTTAATACAGTTTAATACAGTTTGATAAAATTGTATAATGCATAAATGTAACAAAAAATATACGCATAAAATATAACATTTCATCATGGACATTGGAAAATCTAATATAATCCGACAAGTTTTTTTTGTAGTGTTATACATAGTGATGATATCAATGTTCGGTATATTATATCAATTATTGCTACATAGAACCAATAATACTAGCAATCGTCTACTCCCATTTCGGGATATTTGTAAGCATCCACATCATAAGTCATATACCGATTGCTATAACCAACTAATTAGACGTAATTGGGTCCCTGAATGTAAAGTATGTAATACAATGATATGTACCCGATTCATTAGAAGAAATAATGACCGTACGAAATATTATAATATATTTCTTAATGATTTGAACATTTTATTTCACAATTATCAATCCTTCCCAGAGAATTGTAGGAATATCGGTTCTTATTTGACTAATATTGTACAATGCACTCAAAACTTCGAGGAAGCAGCATGGGCACAAGCTGTGAATTCATTCATTCAAATGGAAAAAAATCACATCGCATTCAGCGCCGGTATTAAACCATCCACAATTCGGACCGAAGATCAATTCAAGGAGGTTAAAATATTCGAGCCATTGATACAACAACGCTGCGACTTATTCGCAAATGTATTCAATAGAGATATGCAAAGACTAAAGACATTCCCACTCGTCTACGAATTGTATCGACGGGGGTTGATTAATTTATTAAAGGAACCGAGAACAATAACATACCAGACATATTATAACACAAATGCTATAAATAGAAAGGCAATAGATAACCTAATACAATACAAAAAAATTTAATGAATAAGACCATTATATATTAATGAATAAGACCATTATATATTAATGAATAAGACCATTATATATTAATGAATTAGACCATTATATATTTATGATATTATAATGGATACCCTCTACTATTCTAGTCTATCCTAGTCTATATTAGTCAAAATCCCCTTCATCGGTCTTGAAAATTGTCCCAACTTGTTTATAATTTCAAAATCTTTAGTGTAAACGGAACGAATAATTTCTCGACTTTTCAAATTTAAATGATTTCTATTCAGAGATTTTGCCACTGTCTTATTTATCGGTTCGATTGTCGTTATATCGAGATTAATATTGAACTCTCGCATCAGAGCATTGAAGTCATTATTCAAGTTGTCGAAGTTTAGAATATAATCACATGTAGGGGTTCCGTCCTCTCGAAAAAGATACTCGTACTGAGGGATAAAATGACAATCATGTTGGAAATTTTGAGAAACTCGTTCGAGATTGTCATGTATCCATTGATTTAAGTTTTCCGCATTTTGCATTAACTTGTTTATACGATGTTGATAAATGTATATATACGCACTAACCACTCTATCGAATGGATTCCGAATTACACAAAAAGTCGGGGTCACATCATATGGACTATTTTTCTTTAAATACCTCGGGGGGATATGCCAAAAACTGCATTCACAGTTGAAATCCCCGCATTTATTAATGTAAGACTTCAACGACGAATTATAAATCCCCCATAACATACCATTGCGTTTCCCCAATGCTTCAATTGTAGACCCCGCATTTTTCGGGATGTGAATGAACTCGAGTTTCATTTTATTTTTATTTTTATTTTTATTTTTATTTTTATTATTTTTTGTATTTCGTCTACTCGACAATATGGATACCACTAGAATTATACATAAGATTAAACCAAGTAACAATGATAGTGTAAATTCCATTAACATCCCCTGTTTGAAATTCGGCATATTAAATACACATATATATAAATGAAATAAACAAATTTGATACACACCTGAATAATTTAAATCATGCTATTTGTATTTTCCATTTTACATCAACCATGATGTAATTTACATTTTGATGCATATACATTAAACAAAATCTTAAACCTTAAAAAAACTATGATAATAATTATTTCCGTACAACAATTAAAATATATAGTCGGTGTAAAGGTGTTTTAAAAAGGTAATAATGGTTCAGGATGGAATTCATACGGGAACTGGAACTGGAACTGGAACAAGGACAATTACTTTTGTCATAGTGCTACTATTATCAATTTTAATGTGCGCAATTACATTCATTCGAAAAATACATTTAACCAATACCAATACAAATACCGATACCAATACCGATACCAATACCGATAATGATTACATTGTTAAGGAAAATGAAAATGGAAAGGAAAATGGAAAAAAACTTATTCCTAAAATAATATGGACGTATTGGGACAGTAATATACCACATATAGCGCATCAATGTATAAATACATGGCATAGACACAATCCATTATGGACCATCCATGTTATCACAAAAGACACATTGGGTTTGTATCTGAATAATGATGAACTGCCCGCTAGATTTTACCATGATGTAGATACACCCCAGGCGTCTTCCGATTTAGTCCGGGTCTGCTTGTTGTACAAATACGGTGGGGTATGGTTGGATGCGACCATTTTACTTTTGCGGCCATTAGATTGGATCCATGACATACAATCAAAAAAGAATGTTGAGTACGTGGGGTATTATATCAATGAATTCACAAAAAATCGAAAGCACCCTGTCATTGAGAGTTGGTTCATGGCGAGCACTAAACATTCCCTATTTATGGAAAAATTAAAGAACGAGATGTTCAAAGTCTTTGGGAATAGGAAAAAATATATTGATGGTCTTCGAGGAAAAATTGATTTTCAAAACATACCCCGTTATCTACAGGTTTATTTAAGCATTCACATCGCTATGCAATTCGTGCTTCATAATGATATTCATAATGATAGTCATAATGATAGTCATAATCAAATATCATACGCATTATTATCGACGAGTAAGCACGCATTCAAATTACACAAACTAACTAATTGGGATTCGAAGGATTTAATCAATGTTCTAACTACCGATAGTCGACATGTTATCGATACCTATGAACCATACCTCAAGAATGTGGGGTTGATAAAATTTAGAGGGTTAGAAGTGAAATATCTACTCGATAGACCTATTCCGAAACAATCCATCTTAGGGAACCTATTGGATTGAAACATCCACATTTCATCTCCACATTTCACATCATACTCATTACCATATTACCATATTAATACATTAATGAATACTCATTGTGTACTATCATTCACTTGTTCTATTTCCATAATCTTCTTCCACAATTTTCTATGAGACATTATGCACCCTATCTCCCCGATCTTTAATGGACATTCATATTCCCGTCCATTATCATCCTTTACCATCTTGTCTGTTGGGTATATCGCATCAAAATGCTCCACGTCATGAAATCCCAACTCGTCGCATAACAATCTGGTATTTATATAACGCTCATTATACTTCGTTGATTTTATGATATACACTTTATTTATGTATGATGATGGTAAGTTTTCTTTCAATGCACTCCGTAAAATATTTATTTGCTTTATCATTAAAATTTATGCGAAAATAAATACCACGAATACTATGGTGTATAAATAATTTTGATTTAAACAATACATGAATATATTTATTGTTTAATATATTTTTTAAATCATTAATATACTTAAAAAAAGATACGGCGAGCAATATATTTTTAACCTTATTAAGTTGTCGTCGTCGGTCACTATTACAATACTACAATTACACGGGTATCACTGTATCACTGTATCACTGTATCACTGTATCACTGTATCACTGTATCACTGTATCACTGTATCACTGTATCACACAATATCACATATCGACGCACACTCACTACGACAGATGAAATTACCGTAAATAATTGTCTTCGATTTCAGGATAGTCCGAAAGAACAGATACACATATTTTCCACCTATAAACTAGATTGACAATTAGACTGGCAATTAGACTGGCAAATAGAATGATGGTGGTACCTGAACCTATTCCGATGTCGTCGCAAACGCCGATGTCGTCGCACACGCCGATGTCGTCGCACACGCCGATGTCGTCGCACACGCCGATGTCGTCGCACACGCCGATGTCGTCGCAAACACTAATCGACCTTGAAAGTTACAATTATTATGTGGTAGAACCGATAGACCAACTTAACAATACCGAACCATTGGAAACAAAGCAGGGGGGAGACGAAGGAGAGGAGGGAGATGATGGAGATCATGGAGATGAGGGCGACGCATTTGGTAATAAAAATAAAAATAAAAATAAAAATGGGCGAAGTTGGAGTGGAGGGAGCGATGGATCATACACTGAACAATGCTACATCTGTTGGGACAATGACCCTGAGGTAGACCAGGACAATAACCCTGAGGTAGACCAGGACAATAACCCTGAGGTAGACCAGGACAATGGCGTCGAAGAAAAAGACCCAGACAACAAATTAATCCTTAAACCACATAATACCAAGCAAAGCATAGAAAGCAACCCCATCGTTTCGACCATTTGCTGTCTACACACCCGATACCATAAAAAGTGCCTGGCGAAGTGGATCCGACTGCATCAAACATGCCCTTTTTGTCATAAACCGATCCACTGTCGATGCCAGGTGGTCACTGCATCATCCATTAAACAGAGCGGGGGGGACTACATCACTATCGACATAGATGATAATGATGGTGTAGACACATCGGTAACGCCTGGGGCACCAAATGACAATATGGCGATAAGAACACAATCACCCTATACTAACTTCAATATTATAGCCCTGAACCATGGAAAGTGGAAAATATTACTGCAGTCCATCCTATTCATGATGGCTATAAACCTCTCCATGGTCAGTATATATTCACTACTGCGGTGAACCATAACTGGTTTTGAACCATAACTGGTTTTGAACCATAACTGGTCTTGAACCATACTATATAATCTATGGAATTAGTACCCCCTTTTAATTAACAGTATATATCGCTGCGAATTATTTGTATGTATGGGGAAAATAAATTTGTTCTTATAATTTAATATTTGTTATTTTTCTAATTTATTTCCAACGAACCATGATAGCAGCCATAATAATCGGTGCTATCGTAATCCTCATTATCGTTATGTTAATGAGCCGGAAGCGTAATTCGGAAAATATACCGATCGTTACCCAGTCCCAACCCATCCGGACGACCGACGATGGTATTAACAGCAAGAAAGTGTCAATGGTTAATACACAACCGGCAGTATCAGCAGCAACAGCAACACCACCAGTACCAGTAGCAGAAACACCAGAAGTAGCAGCAAGATTAGCAGCAGAAGCAGCAGTACCAGGAGCAAATATAGAAGCAGCAGAAGGAGCAAATACACAAGGAGCAGCAAGAGCAGAAGCAGCAGCAGTACCAGGAGCAAATATAGAAGCAGCAGATCCAGCAGCAGGAGCAGAAAGAGCAGAAGCAGAACCAGCACCAGGAGCAGAACCAGTAACACCAGGAGCAAATATAGAAGCAGCAGAAGCAGCAGCAATACCAGCAGCAACAGCAGCAACACAAGCAGCATCAGGAGCAGTACCAGGAGCAGCAGCAGCAGATGCAGCAGCAGCAAAAGAAGAAGAAGCAGCACCAGGAGCAGCAGCAACAGCAGAACAACAACCAGCAGCAGCAGAACCAGCAGCGAATACACCACCATCAGCAAGAGTAGCAACAGCAAAAGCAAAACCAAAGAACACCCAATTAATTTTCATCAATAAAAAACCTAGTCAATTAGGCGGTTCAGTGCCTGATCATACCAAAATTACACTTAATGAAAAATACGCAGATCTCCAAAATATAACAATAGAACTATTACAGGATACAACAGAAGATACTACTAATAAAATAACCTTCTATCAAATACTACAACAAGCACATTCTTTGTTTACTAACAAATACAACACAAAAGGTTTCAAGTTTAATGAAGGTAAACTCAAAAATATGGAGGTCGACGCAAAACAAGAGTTGTTTAAGAAACATTTTTTCCAAACCAACTACATTCAATTGGTACAACATATGTTTAAAGAACAAAACAAGCACAAAGTAATGAAAGGTACAAATGGTCCTGATCCTAACTACATCTCATTATATAATATTAAATCAACAACGTTACCAATTGTAATTATTAATAACAATAATTATTTAGACATACCAGAATTGTTTAACATGTTCATCAACGACTTTTTGGAGATGGTCAAACAAAAAGTCATCAATAATAAAAATGAATACGAGAATTTG